TGCTTGTGATCATTTCTTAATAGATAAAGATAACGTCCGGTAGATTTAGAGTAAAACCAAATACCAGTAGCGTTTAGAATACGAGGCTCCATTCGCCTCCTCTGTATAGTCCTTGATAACTTTTAACCCACAACGTACCAGTCCACTTGTATTGAATACTAGTAGTAGTGTTGGTTATAAAGTCTGTGATGTCGGAAGAATAATCAGGAGTACGTTCACTGGCGTTAAATGATATAGTCCAGGTTGTGCCGTTATATTCAATGATGTCGTTTGCTGATGCAACTAAACTGCCCCAAGCAGGTGCTGGAGTAGTATTAGTACTGTCCCCTATTGCTTCTGTTAATAGATAACGTTGTCCAGTTGCGGCCGCAACTAGTCCTGCTCCTGGACCACTAATAGTTGGGTCAATAACAGCAGTTAATGCATCTAATGTATTTTGTGGAATAGTATCACTATCAATAGTAACCAATAATAGTCGATCATCTGTTGGGTGTATTGCTACAGTTCCTACAATTTCAGTAGCAACATAATCTGATTCTAATCTAATTTGTGAGATACCAGTTCTTAATGCACCGTAATTGTCAATAAATGCTGACCACAATACGTTATCGTCTTGTGTAGTAGATGCGTCTAGTGTACCTTCTGCAGGGTCAACTCGTTCGCTTCTTAACAATTGTAGTTGATTACCTATTAATACAACCTGATAACCAAATGGTGTAATCTTTTGTCTAGTGCCTAATAGTAGATCATCATTGAGCAATGCTTCATTAGCATCACCATTAGCATCAAATATACTAGAAACAATTTTATGTACAACTCCAAGTTTCTTAACTTTTGCAGGTGGACTAATCCATATCGGAAGTTCAAATGTTAATGTTGCAACATCAGCAGTATCATCAGTTCCTATAGGTATTGATCTTGAACTCCAGTTAACATCACCTAATTCAACAGTTGATAAACTAGTCCAATCGATATAGTTGTCTGTTGATTGTATTTCCATACTTGGATTAAACAATGCTAATAATTGTTCTAATAGCTGTAACTTCATTGTGGTGTTTGATGTCCATATATCTAATTGTATACTTAGGTTATATGGTACTGGCATTAGTCTCTCTATTGTAAATGCGTTTCCTTGAGTCTTCTCAAATGATTGAGAATTTTCGTCCCAATTTCTTTGCTTAAATGATTTTTTATCAACAAAGTATGGTTCTTGAACACGTTCACGAGCATATTTTAATTCAGTAACGTGGAAGGTCATCATCGGAACATTAGGCAGTTTATTTCTTGAATTTTCTGCGATAATAGTTGCGGCCTGCCTACTAGCATCTCCATACCTAATAGGTACTCTAGTTAATGTTGGAGCACCTGATGAGTCCCTACCATATTCAACTTGAAAGTTTGAAAACATTCGTGTGAATTGTAATAAGAAACGTCTTATTTGATCATCATAAAAAAATTGTTGTAGAGCCATTAGTTGTCCTTAGTAGGTTTCAACACATCACTTAGTGCTTGCCTACTTGGTATGTTGCCCCGTTCCTTAGTGCTAATAACATCAGCATTATTAAAGAATGAGCTTTGTTGAGATTTATTTAATGCACCCGGAGTTAACTCTGTTCTTACGTTGTCTTCTACTTTCACCCATCTTGCTCCATCATATCTAAATAGTCTGTTTGGAAAGAAATCTAATCTTAACGCATAGGCTCCTGTTGCAGGATTGCTAGGAAAACTAATTCCTGGAGTAACTGGTAAGCCGTTTGGTGGTACATCGTTCCCAGTATTGTAGCCAACCAAGTATCCATCAACTTTAGGAGTTACTCCTGGAATACTTACGCCATCAGCAGTAACAGTGGCTGGATTAGCCGGTTGCCCATCTACAGTAGCAGTAACATAAAATGCAGTATTATCGTAACCGCTCTTAGGAACTTCAACCTCTGCTTGTTGTACAATAGCATCATTGATTGATAAATTTTTATCTTTAGTTGATAAAAAGTCTTCTAATGTACCTGCATCTGGATTATCTGGATCCATTGGTTTGTTAAGTATATCGTCAAACTCTTGACTTGCAGTTAACGGTGTTACTTTAACACGCCATAGATGAGGCATCCACGTTTGTGAGAATCCTTCACTGGCAAAACTAGCGTCTTGGATTACATAAAACTTAGGTAATGCTTTTGGCCCACTTGTATCTAGTGGGTGGTAATCTTTTAAATTTGGCACTTCGATAACATCGCCGTTCATGAGCTTACGCCCTAAATTATCAACCATGTCGTTATAGTGGAATGTTATGAATAATGTATCCCCGTTTAAAAATAAACCAAACTGACTTAGATCAAAATCAATATCTTGTACATTATACACTCCACGCATGGTATATATACTGTCATCATACTCCCGATCTCTATTTTCTAAAAATAGTAAATCTTCTATAAACAGTGGGTTTGACTCATCATATGTAGGTCTTGTTGCGTCACCGCCTTCATTCCCTTCTCTAGTAGAGCTATCTCCTACTACCTTAGGTCCGAGGTATTTGTGTACAAAGATATCTAATCCGCCCACAGTATACATTTCGTGGATAGTCTTGTCTAAAAACTTATAGTCATTAGTCTTTGTTGATTTGTAATTTGATAAGCGAGGCATTTAGTTTGTTCCTTGTATTACGCCACGCACATTCTTCTGTTTAGCTCGTGCCGCTTTCATTTTAGCGATAGTTTTAGGCGAATGTTTTCTACCAGGCTTAGTTCTTTTACTTATATGTTCAGGTGTTTGTTTACGTCCCCTTAATCCTAAATGAGGTTTTCCTTTACCCGCCCTAGACATATTTGCTTTAGCTTCAGCGGAACGTTTAGCACCTTTATGTGTAGCACGTATTTTCTCAATAGCTTCTTTAGTATGAGTTTTGCCGTACATAGGATTATTCTTACCTAACATAAAATCTCTTTTAATTTTACTTCCTTCTATCTTAATATTCTCAAATATTCTAGAGGAAATCTTGTATCTTTTCTGATAATCATTTTGTCTGTACAGCATACAGCTAAACGCATTCCATAGTTGATACTGTGTCTTTTTGTTATTAGTCATCTTAGATAACAGCCAATGACATATAAAATGCTCTCTCGCTGTTAACTTAACTAAGTTAGCAGTACTATCATCACCGCCTATACATTTAGGAAGTATGTGATGTGTTTCTGTATAGCCATTAAACGTTCTGCCGTTAGCAGTGTTTATAATGTTGTTATACCAATTTGTGTATTTAGATTTATTAACCATACAACTATTTATCGAACCTTTTGGTTGACCATAAAATAGGAAAGTATTATAATAGCTTGACTATTTAAATGAAAGGCAGTAAAGTTCACTAAATGTTACAAATAGACACATCACAAGATTGGCCCGGGATAGAGCAAGATTTACAAGAATCAACCAAAAATCTATCCTTAACAGTACGAAAAGACTTAGAAAAGATAAACAAAAACATCTGTAGTCTGATTTCTGAGTTAAGTAAGTCTGAAGTTGATTGCAGAAGAGCACACAAACCTACTAGGCAATTTATAGAAATAAGAGAGAACTGTAACACTATGATTAAAGAATATCAAAACATGATTATTATGGGAGCATTACTTTGACATTTAAAGCTATTAAACCGCAAATAGAAGATATGAAAGCAAAAGGTCCCGAGCCGGAGTTTAAAGAACAGCCAGACCAGGAAAGTAGACAATCAGCAATAATGTGGTCGTACAACTGGTATTCTTATATCTGTGACAAAAAACAAGCAAAGAAATGGATAGTGCAATGGCTAACAACAAATAGTCATACAACACTCCTAAAATCATTTTCATCTATAAAAGATAGTTGGATCCCTCAGACCGCGGCTTGGCTAGTTAGAATGCAAGAAGCCGGACTTGAACTAACTGCTAAAGAAACATCATATATCTTAGATGCTACAGAGCGTGCAATAACTAGTAACAACGAGAATAAAGAAGATAGTGTCAACGAAGAGAAGACTATAACAAATAGACCTAACATACAAGAAATTATGATAGAGCGAGCACATGAAGCCGCTGGTGATATTGATGAGGTATGGGACACCTACGTTAGTGGTGATATAAAAGCAAGTGAAAAGCCAAAGATACAACAATTCTTAGCGGCCAAAAATGTTCTGGCTCAACATGTTACTATTATTAAAGACCAATGGATTAAGCACCAAAAAGAAATACAGGACGCTGTGATTGGCACAGATGCTGATTTAAGCGAAGGATATAGTTGCTATACCAAGACTCAACAAAAGAATATGATCAACTACTGTGCGGCGATTATAGCTGAACTAGACGCCTATCATCAGAGTAAGAAAGCCAAGGTGGGTGTTAGACGTAAAAAAGCAGTAAGTCCTGAGAAGCAAGTATCTAAGTTAAAACTGTTAAGAAAGTTTGAAGAGTTTAAATTAGAAACAGTAGATCCCACCAGAATACTTACTGCTAGCGAACTTTGGGTGTATAATACTAAAAATCGTAAACTACAATATTACGTTGCAGACGAATATTCTAAAACGTTCACAGTTAAAGGTGCAAGTATATTAGGGTATGACACAAACAAGAGTTCTCAAAAAACTCTACGTAAACCAGCAGACACTCTTAAAGAATTACGAGGTGCAGGCAAACCAGACAGTCGCAAACTATTTGACACTCTCAAAACAACGTCAATAGCAGTTAATGGTCGGTTCAACGAAAACTTAATTATTATTAAAGCAACCTAACTATCATTCTCCGATAAATAGTTGTAACGGAGAAACCAATGGCAGACTTAACCACACTAAAACAAGAAGTATTTACATACGTTGCTAATCGCTTAGGTGAAGGCATAGTTGATCTTGAACTAGACCCAGCCCACTATGAAACATCGTACGAAAGATCGCTTAACACATACAGAACAAGAGCACAGAATGCGTATGAAGAAAGTTATTCATTACTCTCTCTGGTTAAAAACCAAAATACTTATGTACTACCAGCTGAAGTCCAATCAGTTAGACAAGTTTTTAGACGTACAATGGGAGATAGTACAGGAGGACAAGGAACAAGTTTTGATCCGTTCTCATCAGCAACATTAAACGTCTACTTGCTTAACTATACTAACGCCGGCGGATTGGCAACTTTTGAAATGTACACTCAATACGTTGAAATGGCAATGCGTATGTTCGGCGGTTATATGAATTATAACTTTGCTCCAGTAACTAAACAATTAACAATAATGCGTGATCCTAAATCATCAGGTGAACAAGTTTTACTTTGGACATACAATCTTAAGCCAGAAACTATATTATTACAAGACATTGCTATTAAACAATGGATTAGAGACTTTACGTATGCTGGAGCCAAAATGATCATTGGTGAAGCAAGAGAGAAATTTGCTACTATTGCAGGTCCACAAGGCGGTACTCCATTAAATGGATCCTCGCTAAAAGCAGAAGCACAAGCAGAGATGGACAGACTGATACAAGATCTAAGTACATTTGTTGATCATAGTGAACCACTAAGTTGGGTTATCGGTTAATGAAAATTAACGAAATTATAACTGACGGCATGGTATTTGCTAGAGTAGGTGCTGGCGGAACTGGAAAGGCAAAAGTTAAAATGAAATGGCGTTGCGACACAGGTAGTCGTGCAGGTCGAATAGTTGGATCACCACAGCAATGCGGTGCGGCAATTGATACTAAAAGACGTGCGGCCATGAAAACAACACGGGCTAGAACTAAAGTTATACAAGCAAGAAGATCAAAAAGAACTAAAAAATTTAACGTAGCAAGTAAAATCATGCACGCCTTAAATAAATTTAGGAGACGTGGTGGCCCTAAAAAATCTACTAATAAGAAAACAACTATCAAACCGTTTTCTAAAACTAAATTTCTAAAGAAAAGCAAAGCTAAAAAACCTAAATAGGTTTAGGAACAACGACCTTGCGACCACTCTTCTTTGAGAAAAGAATCTAACTCGTTAGGATATACTAACTTATTGATGTTGTCCTTAGTGACCCAACGTCTACTTATTCCTTTATTCCAAGCAGTTTTTCCCTTATTTGCTTTTGAAATAGCATCTTTGACAGACTGCGGTCTTGCTATTCCTTTGTTCCATGTCGGTTTCCCCTTCATTGCCTGACTTTGTTTTTGTTTTTGTTCTTCGGACAGTGTTACGCCTCGACGAGTGGTATTTCCTTTTTGTGCTTTAGAAATAGCCAATCTTGCCTTCTGCGTGTGTGTTTTACCATACATCCAGTTATTCTCACCCTTATTAGCGACACTATTAATTTTCACAAACTCTTCTCTTATTAGCTGATATGTTCTAGAAGATATTCTGCATTTTCTGTATTTTGCAACAGTTGCCATCCTCCACATAGCGTATCCCATTTTTCTACAATCTATGCCAGCTGTTATTTTTGTTAACAATCGATGACAAATAAAATGTTCTCTAAACGTAAGTTTAACTAAATTTTCTTCTAAATTATTGCCGCCAAGTGATTTTGGTATGATGTGATGTTTTTCAAAATAACCGGTTAAATTAGGTCTTGACAAGGCAGTATTAACGATGTTATAATAGTATGTATAATATTTGTTTTTTATGAACATACTTTTATTTATCCTTAGAGGATTGCAATTTGGATTTGATGATAGATTTGGAAACACTAGCAACAGGTCCGGACGCAATGGTTATGACTATCGCGGCTCAGGTATTCGACCCCTTATCTACAGGCTGGCCAGAACGACACTTCTATGCTCGTGT